AAATGCCTTGGAATATGTCTTCATGCTGACGAAGCAGGCACGGTACTTCTTTGACTACGAGGCGGTCAAGGTGCCTTCGGCTGGACAGAACAACCATGACCTTACCGGCCCTTCCTATGAGGTTCCCGGACAGACCAAGCAAACCGGATCACGCGGTACAGAAAAGCAACTTCCCGCTATGCGCGCCTGGCGCAACACCGACCTATGGTTCCAGTCCATCGATGCCCCGCACGGCCTTTGCGGCGTAGGCGACGAACTGGTGGGCTTGGACGTGAACCCAGAGGCGATGAAAGAAGCGCACTTTGCCACGTTCCCCGAGGCCCTGGTCGAGCCCTGCATCCTGGCCGGCACGTCGGCTAAGGGCTACTGCCCGGCCTGTGGCGAGCCGTGGGTCAGAGTGGTGGAGCGGAGCAGCATGGTAATTGAGCGGACTCATAATCACCCAACCGAGCTGCGCACCCGAACTAGCGGAAAGATGATTAAACCGCCAACCAGTCAGACCACCGGCTGGCGTCCCACCTGCCAGTGCGGAATCGAGGAAACGAGGCCGGGGATTGTTCTGGACCCCTTCGGCGGTTCGGGCACTGTGGGCGTGGTCGTGGCCCGGCTCAAGCGGGATTACGTGCTGATCGAATTGAGTGAGACGTACGCGAACGACATCGCCCGGCCCCGGCTGGCGGCGGTGGAGGTCGGCGTCCCGGTCGCCGAGCAGCGCGCCGGGCAGATGGGACTGTTTGAGGACTCATGAGGTAGCGATATGCCGCGCAAACACAACCGCCACACAACCCCGCGCCCTAACGGTCCCGACCATGACGTGCGCCTGACCTACGACGTCCCCAACGACGAGTATTTCGTGGCCTGTTTCACCTGCGGACGGGAGGGCACGCGCTGCCGCGACGAGAAGCAGGCCAAGATTGCCTGGACCAAAGGACAGTTCAGCAAAGAGACATAAGGAGACCTACTATGAAACGCATGACGCTTCTAATCCTGTTGCTGGCCGGGGCATGTTCCGGTACGACCCTCGTGCTGGCCGACAACGGAGCCTGCATTCAGGACAACTACGCGCCGATGTGGACGGGGGCCCTGGACCCGAACGCGGTGTTCGACGCCCTGTTGGGCCCGGTGCCGAACAATCCAGAGATATGGACGATTGCCCCCGGCCCGTGGCGCAGACCCCTGTTCACCTGTGACCCGGATGGAGACGACGTACAGTTGGTTCTGGAGTCGAGCCAGCACAGTGCTGGTGCCATCGTGACCGATCCCAACGGACTGCAATGGCTGGAGTTCGACGACGTGCAGCCACCGACCGTCTGGGCCTATATCACGGTCACGGACATTCCGCCGGAAGCCGTCGAGCCGAAATCGCGCACGGTCCTGATTATCAGCGCGGTGCGCGGCGAGAACCAGCCGCCGGTGCTGTACTGACCCGGGAAGGCTCACGATGCACGAACGCATGATACGGGCCGGGATGGCGTTAGGATTGACCCACGGGCAAGCTGAGGTGGTGGCCTACTGGGCACGCGGCTACACTGCCCGGTCGATTGCCCCCCGGATCCATCGCAGCTATACGACGGTGCGCGACCGGCTCATGAAAGCCCGCAAGCGTCTGGACGCCAGGAGCATCCGGGAATGCGTCTATCTGGTTTTGGTGAGCATGATCGATGGTGAGGATCAAGGATGAACGGAGCACAGAGAAGACACCACGATGCCATGCCCGAGCGTTACCGGGCCGCTTACCGCCGGGCTGTAGAGGCCGGGGCCAGCGGGCGCAAAGCCGCGATCCGATCGAAGTGTCTGGATTGCATGTGCTGGCAGGAAGCCGAAGTCAATAGATGCACGATAACGCACTGTCCTCTCTGGCCCTACCGGATGGGCGGGAAACCGGAACTTGCTACGGATTGACGCCATTATTGGGTAGATGATGGACGAGAACAGGGTAAGAGAGATCATCAAGACCGAGATCGAGGCTGCCATGGCCGTGCATGTCTACGAGCAGCACAAGCGGCGCAGCAGTGGGGCCTTTCAGCCCCCGACACGACAGGAGGTGGAGAACTACGCCCGGGAGAAGAAGTTGGCCCTGAGCATCGACAAGTTCCTGGATTTCTACGAGTGCAAAGGCTGGATGGTGGGCCGGAGTAAGATGAAGGACTGGAAGGCGGCCGCGCGGCGGGCGGTCAATGATGGCTGGGGCTGGACGAAGAACGCGCCCTGGATGCACGAGACCGAACCGAAACCGAAGAAGGCCGGACCCCAGATCGAGGTCATTTCCTATGCAGACCGGGTCAAGCTGCGCGAGGAAATGGGCAAGATCGGCCGGCCGGTGCCGAAACTATGACGGACAATTCCGAGAAAATCATCCTCGATCTTTGTGCCGGAACAGGTGCATGGAGCCAGCCTTATCTGGAGGCCGGATACGACGTGCGGCGTATTACCCTGCCTGGTACTGACGTGCGTCTCTATGAGCCGCCCGAAAAAGTGCATGGCATTCTGGCGGGGCCCCCATGCACGCATTTTGCCAGCTCCGGAGCCAGATGGTGGCATGAAAAAGGGACGCAGGCGATTCTGGACGGCCTGTGTGTCGTTGATGCCTGCGTGCGCATTGCATGGAGGTGTCGGCCTCAGTGGTGGGTCCTGGAAAATCCTGTCGGCCGGCTGCGCCGTTGGCTTGGATCTCCAGTGTGTTACTTTGATCCATGCGACTATGGCGATCCATACACAAAGAAAACAGCGTTATGGGGCACCTTTACGATGCCTCCCAGGACGCCTGTTGTGGCGACAGAGGGGAGCAAGATGCACACGATGTCCAAATGCCCTGAAAGAGCACAGATACGCTCGATTACTCCGCTTGGCTTTGCACAGGCATTCTTCCGGGTGAACCCATGACGCATCCCGCAAAAAACCCGCACCGATCCAAGATTTAACTTGACATAGTGCTGAGTACTGGATATAGTGGTTGACGATATGTCGGACATCGTAGATACAATCTGTTATCATCAAACAAGGCCCGGCCCTGCGGTGTCCGACAACACTGGCTGGGCCGTTTTTCTGCGCTCAGATCGTGGAGGCTGACAATGGCTGATGACGCGAAATACGAGAAGTGCCCCTTCTGCCCTGCACGGATACTCCCCGCAAGCAACGTATACGAATGCGGCACAGAGGAAGGTGTGCATGGTCTGATTCGTGGAGGCCAATGTTACGAGAACGAACTGGAGACGGTCAAGGCCCAGCGGGACAAGCTGGTGCGCGTCTCCAAGGCAGTCTTGCCCTACCTTCCGACCGATACAGTACTCACGACGAAGATCGCTCACGTAGAGGCGGCAAAGGCGTTCCGTGAAACCATCGCCGAGATCGAGGCCGAGAGCGAGGTGAATTGATGGCTGACGAAGCGAAATACGAGAAGTGCCCATACTGCGGCGAGACAGGATACTTCTTAGCCCACTGGAATTGTGGGACGGGGTATTTGGCACGCGGAAGGCGCGGGACAACTTGCTACGAGAACGAACTGGAGACGGTCAAGGCCCAGCGGGACAAGTTGCTGAGGGCGGCGAAGGAGATCCGTAGAGAGTTGGATGGCGTTTGCCCGGGAAATATTGGGTGGGATGCGTTCCAGAAATTCATCGACGCGATCGAGGCCGAAAGCGAGGTGAAACCATGACCAGCCCTGACGGCTACCCCTACGGCATCAAATCAGAGCAGAGCGGCAAGGTGGTGGCCTGGTTCAGCACTGAGATAGACCGGGACATCTGCATGGATGAGGTCTTTCGAGACTGGTGCCCAGAGATCGAGTGGGCGGTTGTGAACCCGGCCGACGAGGTACAGCGATGAAGAATCCATCCAAGAAGGTTGAGATCAGGCCGGGGGCAACAGATCACTGGTCCGTGGTAATGATGGGCTGTGACGACGGCATCCATAGTGTTGTCATGCACACTCGGGACGCCAAGTGGTTGTATGACGCCATCAACCAGCATGACGAGTTGGTGGCAATGCTGAAAAAGCACGAGTGGCAACAATGGAATACATTCGCAGGACAACGGTGCCCTGAGTGTCTCAGCAGGCGACCGATCCACAAAGACAACTGCAAACTGGCCGCCCTGCTGGCCGAGGAAGACCGGGAGACATAGGTACTGACAACTGATTGAGGCCGTGCAGCCACGGTCGAGCCTGCGGGCATGGATGCCGCTTGGGAACCGAGCGTTGATAGGGTTCGACGGTTTTGGGTACAACTAAAGTGCGGGATCTTGCCTATCCCCGCCCAGCTTTGTCTGACCTCCGAGATTCCAGGGAAGGTGCTGGCCCGGCGAAATGGTGGAACTGGAACAGCGCGATCGTAACGACCGACCGACCGTCATGGTCATTCGCGCCTAGCCTCGTGCTAGGCTCTCACTCTCTCCACTCCCTCCCTCCCATCATGGTCGGGGGAATAGAACTGGCTGAAACATAATGAAAGGGAATAGACGATGAAGCAACACGATGACCATCCAGAATCCATCCTGCCGCCGTGTATCTTTCAAGTGGTTATTGCTGATACGGCACCGTTTCAAGTGTTACAGGAGCCGATACGGCATAGGGTGGTAGACATCGCGCTAACGAACAAACAGCGTGAGCAATTGCGATTACAGCGTACCGGGACGTCATCCGGCAGGCCGATTTACGAGAATATCTCTGCTGTTTATGTGTAAGGGCAACGCCATGACCCGCTGTGACCGCGAGCGCATTCACGAGATGATCCTGTCGGGCCCGGACACGCCGACCAAGAAGTGGCTCACTGAATACCTGGAGAAGAAAAATGGACGCCAACAGACGACCGATGCACTGGGGGGAGCTGGTGACGATCGAGACGGACGGCCAGACCCAGAAGATCATGAGTCCGGTGTGCAGCGATCTACCGCGTCTGGTGGATCTCAGGGTCGAGCTGTGGACGAACCTGCCCCGCTACGTCACCTGCCCGGCCTGTCGCCGCTTGATGAAGCAGAGAGGGCTCCTATAGGCCCGATGACGGAATGGGACCTACCGATGGACCCGAGCGAGGATTGAAAGGAGATAGCTGATGGCGAGGCAGCAAATGACCCGCTGTGAAGGGACCTACCGATGGACTTTGCTGAATATGTGAAGATCATGTATCGAACCGACCCTGCTCAGTTACGGCCCACAGAGAGTCCTGGGTACTGGGAATACAAGGAGCCCTGTGGTGGTCGGCTCAAATGCAATCATCCGCTGCATGGATGTCTTGGTTGTGACGGTCCCTGTCGGCACACGATTACCTTCCTTGACCCGGCACGTGACGATAAGGGCCGATTTGCATCTCCGTACAGGACGTGGAAATTGCATAGAGAGAGCCAGGGGGAGGCCGGATAGATGACGACAGAAAGGAGTACGACATGGAAGCACTGAAAGCACTAAAACAAGAATTAGACGACCAGCGGGTGCAACTACGCAAGGCTTTAGCTCGCGCGTACTGCGCACACCCAAACACCACCAAGGTGCTCGATTCAGACCTGATAGAAGCGATGGCGAATGAAATACTTCGCTTGCCCAGCCGTCCCAATCTGGGATGCGCCACAACAGGCGAACTACTGGAGGAAATCAAGGCCAGAATCGAACTGGATGGACAGCTTGGCTATCGGACAGTGGATGGAGATATCTGACATGGAGACCAAGACGGTAGCAGACGCCGGGGGGTTCCGGCGGGGAATGCGGGTGCGCGAATCTCGTCGGCTCGAAGACTGGCGGACTGTGATTTACGTAGGTGACGTAGTGTTGACGGACGATGGCCGCGAGTGCCGTCACAAGCCGGCCGAGTATGAGCTTCACCCCAACAGCGTATGGGAGGGGCAGGTGAGGCATAGCGACACTGAGTTCAGGGCCGTCGCGAAGCACATTGATTACGAGAGTGGGACCGCCATTATCTTTCGGACCACTGATCGTGCTCTGTGTGAATTGAGCATCGGCAGCCTCTTACGAGGATACCCCACCATCGTCTGGCCCAAGCCAAAGAAGCCGAAGACGCTGAGAACAGTCGTGTGGGACAGCATCATAAAGAACTTGGTCCCTGGTCTCTCGCCCGCACACTTCGATCGATTCATCGACGACTTGATTGCCAATGGCGTGACGGTCAAGGGGCAGAGCGATGAGTGACAAGCCCAGTGCCACAGAATTGCTGCAGAACTACGACAAGGACCCGGACGCCTTCTGGATGGCGGTGAGACAGTGCGAGGTCGTGAGCCCGAAGCCGTGGAAGCACTCGGAGCATCTTACGGATGGATGTTGCGAGCGATGTGCTATTGCTCTGAGCAAAGGTTATGGATTAGAGGACGCCTATTGGCAAGACTGTCCGGTCCCGCCCGAACTCAGAGAGAGCCCGGCCGAACTGGCGTTCCGGCTGAGGGACTTGGTGGACTTTGGATCGACAAAGCAGTTTATGCGGGCGACTAGGTTCCTGTGCATCCCACGTGGATACCAGAAGTATGATAGCCGACTGTATTGGTGGGGACTGAAAGCCAAACCCCACGAACAGATCGCGGTGTGCCTGGTGGCGTTGGGCGAGTGGAGGACCTGAGCGATGAAGGTAGATCATCATAATTGCGAATGCCATTTTGTCGAAGCACGATGGGTATCGTACAGGGCCGAGCCACCGAGGGTGGGGGAAGTGTTCGTTGGTCGCAAGAATGCAGAGGTATTCCCCCGTTTGTTTGTCAAGCAAGAGGACGGGGGAATCACCTATTTTAACGACTCATCTACGCAGATCGGCGCACCATATGACATATTTACACATTGGCTCTTGGTGGGGATGACGCGATGAGCAAGAGGTTAACAGAGATGATCCGTGCTCATCTATCCTGCCCGGTGACGCGGGCGATCCGAAGCAGTCGGCTCAGGATAGGCAACGCCTTTTTCGGAGACCCGTTCTTGATATGGCGTTTGGCAAAGAGACAACCCTGGAGCAACTCCGCTCTCTGCTCGGCCAGTTGCCGGGGGCTCAGGCCCGTCTCGCTTGCTACGGTTCCAGCTTCGGCGATCAGCGAGGCGTTGGCATAGATTTCCTTGTCTGAGCGAGTGGTAGCACTCCACTCGGTACAATCGGTATTCGCAATGTATTGATATGCCTCATCGCCTTCGACTTCCACAGCCACGAGTTGCGGATTCGATTCGTCAACGATCCATTCCCCTTTGCTGCACTTACTCACGTCTACGTGCTCAGTCATGGTCTAGCTCCTGTAACCTCCCAGTCGGTTACAGGCAGGGATTTCTTTTCGTGGCACTCACAGCATGTCGCAATCATATTCTCGCGATAGTAGCGGTGCGGCGCATATCCAGGTTTCATGGTTCAATCCCCTTTCATCCGGCCCCGCAGGGCGTGAATAGAACCCCAGGGGCGCCGAAGCGCCCCCAGGGCCCCGCAAGTAAAGAATCGTCATTGTACCACCCACCGCACCAGTTCCGCCAGGGCTGCTATCACCAGCACCAGCACGTACCCCACCGCGCACACGCCCACGACGATGGCGGCCTCGCGCTGTTTCCGGGTGCGAATGAGTGCCCGGATCTCGTCGTAATATTTCGGGTCTATGTCCATTCTGTTCTCCCACTGTTCCAACATGCGCCCGCCGCCGAGGATTGGCGCCCTATGGGCGACGGGCGCGGATAGAGGCTGTCAGGAGTCCTTGATCGTTGCTATCACTTCCATCTGCCCCTTGCCAGTGCTCCCGCCAGTCTTATGGACCTGGAAACAATCTTTGCCATTCTCATCGACCCAGCCAACTACCTTGACACCGATATTCCAGCCGCGAATATGTCCGTTGATACCGCTGTTCGGTGTCCCCATGCGTGTTGCCATGCCTCTATTGCCTTGAATGTCTGCGTAAAAGTGTGCCATGGTCGTACCCTTTCTCTACTTGCGGTTTCTCATAAGGCCCACAGCAGGCCCAGGCCGGCGCCTAGTCCACGACGGAGCGCCAGCACGGGTCTAGCTAGTAAAGACGTATTCAATGGCCGATTGACGGAAATAGTAAACCGTCTTGCCGTGCAGCTTGCTCCGGTAGTAAGAGACTGTTCCATCTGACGCCATATGCAACCACGACCCATAACCAAGCGCCGTCTCTAAATCGCGCAGGTCGTCGCGGTCCACATGTTTAAGGAAGGTGCGCCGGGTGATGTCTATCTCGCGATCAATCATGTCGCGCAGACCCCCCACATCACCGCGAGGCCAATTTACGCAATTACAGTAATATCTGTACATAAGCCCCTATCCTTTCTGGCCCTTGGCCTTGGCGATGGTCTGCAAGGCATATTCCGTCTGGATTTGTAGCTCATTGACGGCCCCTGCAAGGTCTCCGGCTTCCCACGTCTCTGCAACGCGAGCAGCCGCATTGACCATATCGGACAGGGATTCAAGCAGGCCCGGCGCGGCCGCGATCAGGTTGCTTACCTCTTCGACATCTCGCAGGTACTTGTTGACCGTGGCGATATGACGGCCCGGAGAGATAGTGATATTCTGGTTGTCTCGGATGTTCCAATCCCAGTCGCCACCGTGCTTGACAATGTCAACGCGCCATTCGTCTTTCGTTTCCATAGTCTTATCCTTTACTTGCGGTCAATATGGTTAACGGCATACGGCCAAACCCCTCCGTAGAGGGGCAGGCCAAAGGCCGTTAGGCTAGTTCGATTGTGCGACCAGAGAACCACGCGCGGCATGTGTGCCATTCGACCACATTCTGTTGCTCTATCTCCGAGAGATCTTCTGCAACGCAAACACACATAGCCTGTCCGGGGTGCTGTAGATCGAATGGTTTGGGGCGGCGTGCTGTAATAGATGTGCCGATTACGTTGCCGTCATAATCCCATGTTACGGTTCTGTATTTCATGGTTCTACTCCTTACTTGCGGTTGATGGTTTCCCAGGCCCACATCGAGGTAAAGCAGTGAGCCAACAGGTAAATCCCAAACGTGATTGCTGCAGGTAGCATGGTCTGATTCCTTTACTTGCGGTTTCGGATGCGCGGGGCCTGTGACAGCGCCCCGCGCCGGAGTGAGAGCTAGGAGCGGGCATATCTGGGCACAAAACAATGGCCTAGCTTGCCCGTATGACGATTCATGTGGCGGATAATGCCAAACAGATCATGGGCGAAATCCGCATCAGTTGCCGCCAATAGGCCGTCGAGGTCAAGCCCTGTGTTCTCCCATGCTTTTTCCAAGTCGATCATGCGGTCGATGCGCTCGCCGATGTCGATGCCCATTTGTGTGGCCATACCTTCTAGGCGCTCACAAATGGCAAGCATTGTCTGATACGGATACTTCTGTTGAGTTGTCATAATATGCACTCCTTAATCCGGCCTCAGTGTGAGGCATTGCATGAATGTGTCGCCCCTATTATAACGACTCACCACCAGCAAAATGCTACATCCGTACCAGATTAATGCAAGCGCAAGCACACACTAGACTTACGTCAACAACAAAATCCCAGACCAGACACAACATGTCCGCAATCGGATACAAAATAAAATTCGTGCTACTGATAACCCATGCTGTATCAAGGCTTTACAGAGATAGCAAAGAGAAATGGGAAATATGGGAACGCGTAGGCATTTTGCGCAGATCCAGAAATCTGCATGGACAATATGGGGCTCGTGCGGTATCAATGCGGTATGACTACAACCGATTAGGTGGTGCTATTGCCATCGATCTAGGACGGGGACGCCTTGGGCATACTAAGCTACCCGACAATAGCCGCGCTGACGCCGGCTGGACTACGTTACAGGCCAAAACCACGATGATAGCAAGTCCTGCCAGTCCCTTACCCTTCCCGCTGACAGGCCGGCAACAACACCGAGCGCTCACCGTCAAGGGCCTGCGCGTGGTCGAATGAGTGACGGCAGGGAAGGGATACGCGCCAACTTAATCCTTGACAAATGCCAGATCAAAGTAGCATCATACCAGCATTATGGCCGATATAGACCAAACCCAGATCGTCAAAATACATACCGGTGGCCCGCAATTCATTCTTAAGGACCCAGACGAAGCCGCGGATCTGTGTCAAGCCTACTTCCAGCAAATGATCGAGCTGGACCAACGCCCAACAATGGCCGGACTGGCGCTGCATCTGGGTTTTGCGTCAAGGCAAAGCCTGTATGACTACTTGGAACGTGATAATGCCGTATCGTACGTCATCCAAAAGGCTATGTTGGCGCTCGAGGATTTCCACGAACGGCGCCTGTCTGGGAGCCAGCAATGCGTTGGGTCTATCTTCTGGCTCAAGAATAGGGGTTGGGTAGACCGTACAGAGCTTGTGCATAGCAGCGCCAACAAGTTTTTAGAAGACCTACAGGGCCAGGACACACCCAAACAAATAGATAGTGAGATCGTGGATAATGACCCAGAAACGCCCACATCCTGACAGTACTTCCAGTCATGTGCGCGCCTGCGCGGGCCTGGCTCAGCGCATGCGCAAGCGCGAGGGGGGGCCTTGTTCTCGTCCGGGAGGGGGGTGGCCCGGGGGTTCGGGGGGGCCTACTTATATTGTAGTACCTATCCTCTCTCCATCCCCAGGCCATGCAAAAGGCTGATATAGGTAAAAAGCTCACTCAGGCAAAAAGGCAGTTTAGGTAAAAAGGGGATAATCATGCGTATTCACGGGTTTTCGTGTTTGGTGGTGTTGGGGGTGGTGGTGTTGGTATTGGCGCCGTTGTGGGCGGGCAAGGGACGGCCTGTCATCGCCCTTGACGATCCGTCTGTGGAATGGGATTCGTCTACGGAGGTCGTATTTGACGGCCAAGATTGCGACATTGAATGGGTCATGCACGATGAAGAAGAGCTTGACGTGGCATTTGAAGAGGCACCGGGTGCCGCGTACCAGATTGTGGCTCACGACCCGAACCTGATCCGGCGCATGGCCCGGGAGGGGGTGATTTGCGGGGTGTTGGGTCATCAATGGCAGGAGGATTTGTTCATTGTTGACGGCGAAACCTCCCGGACCTGTTCGCTCTGCGGATTGACGCAGAAGAAGCGTTTGGTTCCAGAGCACTGGACGGAGTGGAAATGAAGAGTCGCAGGAAAAAGCGGCTGGCAAGGATACGGGAGCGGGAGCGTGTACGTGGCGTTGAGAAGAATAAGCGGTCCTACATGAGTGGCAAGAAAAGGCGGGGTAGCTAATGGCTAAGTCTTGCTTGTATATGTCGTCGTGGACGTTGGGCTTATTGCGTGATATGGGTGTAGTTCAACATCATGGCGAGGGCTTGTTCGTCTCGTTTACGGTTCACGGCTGGTCGGTGGAGTTGGACGAATCGGTGCCTGACGGGGAGTTCTACGGAGTGGCGGGCCTGGTTGTACCTCATCCGATGCGGGTGTGTCGGATCCGCAATATCGGGAGCGTTGCTAATGGCTAAGAGTACTAAAAGGAGATCGATCATGGTCGAGAACAAGCGGGTTGAGTTGAACGCGTACCAGCGGGAGTTCGTGCGTTCTGAATCCGAGGCGGCGACGCTATTGAAGGTGGATCGCGATCCTTCCTGCACTACGCTGGACGTTCTGAGAAAGCTGGTACATGGCTAAGTTGGGTCGTCCACCGAAGCCGGTTCCGTTGTACGGGATTCCGCAGGACAAGAACGAGTTACGTCGGTTCATGCGGAACAAGGCGTGGCGTAAGAACAATTTGTACCGGATCGTGGACGAGTCGGGATCGAAGGTGTTGTACCGTCAGCGGGCGGTACAGCGGGAATTTGCGGCGGCGCGGCACGGGTTGGACGTGATTTTGAAGAGCCGTCAGCACGGGTTCTCGACGGAATGCCAGTTGGACATGCTGGATGATGCACTGTTCATTCCGAACCTGCAGTGCGGGGTGATCGCCCAGACCAGGATAGACGCTGAGGAGATTTTCCATACCAAGGTGCGTCAGCCGTATTTGGACCTGCATCCGTTCGTGCGTCAGTTGGTCCCGGCGGTCAAGTGTGACGGGGGCACGTTGAGACTGGCCAACGGGTCGGAGATCAGGGTGGGTGTTTCGTTCCGGTCGGCGACGACGCACCGGCTGCACATTTCGGAGATGGGCAAGATATGCGCTAAGTTTCCGGCCCGGGCCGAGGAGATCAAGACGGGCACGTTACCGACGGTGCATCCCCAGCGGGGCGGTAAGGCGGTGATCGAGAGCACGGCAGAGGGGGCGGCGGGCTATTTCTACGATATTTGCATGGCGGCCCAGGCGGACACGGCCAATGCGGCGAAGGCCGGGCGGCCCTTGAGTCCCTTGCAGTGGATGTTCCATTGTTACGTCTGGTGGCAGGACCCGAAGAACGCGATCGATCCGTTGGGGATCGAGATCAGCGATGCGCTGGGTCTGTACTTCGAGGGGCTGGCGGCCCGGGGGATCGAGTTGACGGACGCCCAGCGGGCGTGGTACGCGGCCAAGAAGGACGGGGCCGGCGGGTTGGGAGTGGCGATGAAGCGGGAGCATCCTTCGACGCCGCAGGAAGCGTTCGAGCAGAGTGTGGAGGGTGCGGTGTTCGGTGAGGAGTTGGAGCTGGCCCGCAGCGACGGCCGGGTGGGCTTCTACCCGCACGTCAAGGACCAGCCGGTGTATACGTTCTGGGACCTGGGGTACCGCAACGCGACGGTGGTGGGTTTCGTGCAGTTCATCGGCGAGCAGGTGCGCGTGATCGATTTCTACAGTGAGAGCGGACGCGGGGCGCCCTATCACGCCAAGCAGGTCAACGAGAAGCCGTACAACTACGCCGAGCACCACATGCCGCATGATGTGATGAACCATGAGAAGGGCACGGGGATCGTGTTGAAGGACGTCTATCAGTCGCTGTTCAGGGCCCCGATCCGCAAGGTCAAGCGACCCAAGCTCAAGCGGGATAGTATCGAGGCGACGCAGGGCATGTTCAGCGTGATTCACATCAACGCCAAGCCCTGCGACAAGCTGGTCAAGGCCCTGGCCTGCTACCGGTACAAGTGGGACGAGGACGCCTGTATCTGGAGCAAGGACCCCTTGCACGACTGGGCGTCGGACCCCGCGGATATGATACAAACGCTGGCCACGCAGTGGCGTGAGGGGGTGATCGGGGGCAAGCGGCGGGGGCTGCCCGAGCCGATGACTCACGTGCCGGCCCACAAGGCCGATCCATACCGGAACTGGGCCCGGCGCTGTCTGCGGCTGGGCGGACGAAGTAGGAGAGCATAACGATGGGCGTTGATCCGATTTCATTGGGACTGTTGTTCGGCGGGGCCACGGCCCTGGCCGGCCCGGCGGCGGGGGTGGTGGCGGCCGGAGGGGCGGCGGCGGCCGGACTGCTGACGAACAAGAAGAAGGACAAGAACGGGGCCCCGGTGCCCGTGGGTCCGGCCCCGACGCCCGTGGAGCAGACGGGGACCAGTGTGGGCAAGAAGACGCGCAAGTACCGCGAACCGGCGCAACTGTTCACCGACAACGACCTCCGGCTCGGTGCTGGAGGGATGCTGGGGCGAATCGGATGAGTTCTGTGGCGAATGGCCGGAAAAGGGAACCGCGCATCTATTGGCCCGGTGACGTGGGGCCGGTGATGGCTGATATCGTAGGCCGCTGGACGATACTGAATTATCCTCTGGTGTGTCGTGACGAAGAAAATGAATACCCCGGGTGCCTGTCTGCTTATTTCAATGGTTTATTGTTCACCGCAAAACGCGATACCGAGGGTTACGAGGTGGAAGCCATTTACCTGAAAAAATCCAAGGCATACGATGAGGGGACTCCTGCGTGGGCTCTTTGGGCTATCGTCGTCTTTGCGACGCAATGTACGTGTCGGCGGTTCGGTGACGACACCGGGATGCTGGGGCGAATCGGCTAACCTTTATCCGGGAGGATGAATCATGAAGCATTTTGCAGCAGTTATGGGTTCTTGTGTCCTTATAACTACGGTTCTTTTATTGGGTTGGACGTGGGGCAGAGTCTATCAAGAGCGTTATCCGAATAGCGCTATCGTGCCATTCGGTAGCGAAGAAAAGGGTATCGTCGTGTACGACCCCAACGATCCGATCTACAAGTTCGTTCCGAAGGCGCCCGAAGACTGGATCACGCGGTTCGGGGCCTCCGAACGCACCCGCTTGATCCACGCCGTCAGTGAGCTGCGCGTCGTGGTCCTGGCCCAGAACAAGCTGCTCCAGGAACTCAAGACCTGGCATGACACTCAGATCGTGGTCGATCCGAACCATATCCTGGAGGGTTCCAAGGATGAGTGACCACAGTCGCAAGCTGATCTGGCAGGAACTGTTCCGGGACGGCAACGGCGTCTACGGCAATATCCGGATCGAGGGTGTGGACGGTAACGAGGGGCTCGTGGCCGCCCATGTGGCCCAGGGTTGGGGCCAGCGCCTGGTCCAATGCCATAATGATGCCTTGACAAGACCGCACAAATGAGGTAAAGCCAACGGCAGACGACAAATACGCACCGTCGGGATGACAGGAGCGTTACATGGATACCGCAGCACCGACAACCTTGCACGATGCGCCCGGTGGCCCGCAGGGCTACGACCAGCAGGGTCTGTACCAGCGCATCAAGAAACGGCACGGCCAGTACGTCACCCGCCGGCAGCTCTACGACGCCCAGCGCAATGTGATCTGTGAACTGCTGCGCCCCGATCTACTCACAGGCGACGTCGGTCAGAAAACCGAAGGGGCCTTCGAGCATTCCGCCATCGTCGAGGGCACCGGGCCCTGGTCGCTCCAGACCTGGCAGCGGGGCTTCATGGGCAATATGGTCTCGCGCCGCTCCGAATGGTTCCGCGACACCATCAAGGAGCCCCCGCGCTGGACGGGCTATCAGTTCAAGGGCAACGATGAGGTCAATCAGTACCTCCAGGACCTCACCGACCACATGAACGAGCAGTACAACCGCAGCAACTACTACGACGTCATGCCGGAATTCGTTATCAACGGCGGCAGCGTCGGTTCGCCGGTGAAGCTCTTCCAGGACGATCCGGTCGAGGACCGCGTCATCTGCCAGGTGCCCGACTACGCGTCGGTCTACCTCGATAAGGACATCTTCGGCTTGGACAACTGCCTGCACGTGGTCTGGGAATGGACGGCCTTGCAGGCAGCGGAGTTCTTCATCGAAGCCGACCTGACCGATAAGGTCAAGCAGCAGTTGCGCAACGGCAACTACTACGACAAGACGAAGTACATCCAGGCCATTTACGGCGCCGGCGATCCCATCTACCGCAACCTGCCCCACGACGTGCCCCAGAGGCATCCCTGGCTGGAGCATTACATCTGCATGGACGCCCCCGACGAACGGCAGCGCCGCCTGCTGAGACCACGAACCAAAGGGCCCGGCTACTGGATGCGGCCGTTCTCCACCTGGCACTACCACCGCAACTGGAACGAGGTCTACAGCCGCACGATGGCCTGGTACGCCATCTATGATATCCGGGGCCTCAACGGCATGTGGCAGGCCCTCTTCGAGGAGGCGGAACTGTCGGTGCGGCCGCCCACCTGGTCGATGGCCTCCATGCGGGGCCTGCTGGACCTGGCCCCGGGCGGCAACAACTTCGCCCGCAGCGACGACGAGTACGCAAGTCCCCCGACCTATCTCCAGCGCCCGACGAACTATCAGGCGACGATGGACTTCACCAAGGCCATGCAGGAGGCCGTCCAGCGCTGGTTCCACGTCCAGATGTTCCTGCGCATCAATATGGCGATCGAGAACAAGACCCAGCCGGAGACGGCGTTCGCCCTGATGAAGGCCGAGGCCGAACAGACCGGGCAACTGGCCCCGCAGGTCGAGACCTTCGAGCGACAGGTCCTCGGCCACGACCACGAAATCTTCATGGAGCGTGAGCGGCTCAAGTACCCGGCCTACCCCTGGGGGGCGCTGCCGGAACCGCCGCAGATCGTCCAGGACCTCAGCGACGGTGAAGTGGACGTGCAGTTCATCGGCCTGCTGTCGATGGCCCAGCGCCGCGACCGGGAAGTGCTCAAGTTCTTCCGCAATATCGGCATGGCCGAGTACATCCTGAGCCTGGAACCCGAGACCCGCTACAAGATCCGCTGGTCCGATGCGCTGGAACAGATCCTGGAGGCCGGGGACATGCCCCAGTCTTTGATCGTCCCGGCCGATCAGTACGACGCCGTGGTGGACGCCGTGCGCCAGCGGGCCATGCAGGAACAGTTGATGGAGGGCCTGCCCAAACTGGCCCAGGCCGCCAAGAACCTCCAGGGCAAGACCGACGACGGCTCGCCCCTGGCGGCGTTGACCGGGAGTGCCGCATGATCGTCTTTAGCGAGAAACCTAAACCCGGCCGGTTGATGTGGTGGAATATCAAGATCACCCGGGCCTTTACCGACATGAAAGACGGATGCGTCTTTACCTTGATGAACGATCGCCATGGAACGTGCGAGGCACTGTACCATCTCGGCACCCCTGAAAAGCCGATCCCGGCCCGTGATCTTTACGAGGGCCAGTTGATTTCGGCGGGGTTCTATACCGAAGCGGAGATCGGCGAACTGGTGCTGGAAGTCACGCCGGTTGGAGATCCCATTACCGACGGTGAGTTTGTCATGGACCTGGCCTTTGAAGCGCACAGTCCCTTGTGGCAGGAAGACCATCCCGTGTACTTCCGTATACCCGAACTGGAGAGGAAGGGCGCATGATACGACGCGAGTTCATGAAATGGCTGTCGGCGCTACTGCCGTTGCCGTGGTTTAGAACGGTAGATCCGTTGCCCGTGCTGCGCGGACGAACAACGAAGCACTACAAATACTCCGTGGATTGCGACGAAAGCCTGATGAGTATCGGCGACTTCAATCGCAACCTGCATAGTGAAGCGCTGTGCTGTATAGAGGCTTTTTTGTGGTGTGTCCTTGAGGAAGGATATCAGCCGTTGCGAGTGGTTGTTCAGCAGTACCCGGTACTCGTCCGGGATGAGCATGGCTGGTATTACGTCGTGCGACTCGACATGGTCCTGACCGTTGACGCCGTAAAGGCAGATATACACAGCGGATGCATTGACGTGGATTGGAGTGGCCAACGTGAGTGCATTGTCTACCAGAGAGGTAAAGATGGTTTTATCTCGTGTCCTACGTGGAGGCGTGCATGAAGAAGCCGCCGCCCCCGAAATTCCCCGATTGGCTGATGACCCGCAATCAGTGGATGGAGATGTACCAGAACCATCCGATGGCGCTGGCCGAGGAACTGCTGGCCGTCTTCAAACCACTGGAGAACGACAACGACGTGGCGGTGCATAACTTCATCGCCCACAAGATTACCAAACTTTGTCGCAACGAACCCTTGATGCTGCGCAACGTGGCGCGTGCCATTATCGCGACGGCATCGCATTCAGGAGACCCTACCGATGGCAAAGACCAATGAGAACCCAAATCCGCCCGCCGCTGACAAGACCCCGGAGCAGGCACTGCGCGACGATTGGCCCAAGAAGCACAAGCAACTGGCACCCTATATCACCTTGAAAGGCCAGATGCGCGGCGGTCTCTCACCGTCGGATCAGGCCAGGGCCAAGGAGATCCTGACGGGCTACGGCTTCATCAAGAAACGCTAACCGTTCTCCGGGAGGAGTACATGGCCAGGGAAACGAGAATCAGTATCAAGCGCGAGGGCAAGTGGCTCGACCTGGATGACGTGCGCGCGGCGAAGCGCCGGGGCCCGCCCGAGCCGCAGCGCT